ACAAAGAAATAAGCGAGGATGATTTAGAAAAAAGATATGATGTTGCCAATGATAAATACAAGCAAATCTTAAAAGATGGGGTTAGGTTTTATTCTTCATCTTTAAAGCTTGGTTCTTCTAGGTTTAAATCATACAAAAGTATGTATGGATACAAGAAACTAAGTAGATACGAAATGAGTTATATTAGAAATGGTAATATACCTGAATTGAAAAAGAAAAAAACTGACAAATATAAATTAAAGTAACAATAATTTAATTTTTAACCTTATCAATTAACTGTTGTAATTTTCTAATCAAAGAGAAGTTGGGTTTATCTTTCAGCTTCTCTTTTAATATTTGGTCTCTAATTTGTTCCATCATTTTGTAAGTGTTCTGCTTCTCTATTTGCATAGTCAGCTATTTTTTTCATGTCAGATATATCGTCTCCTTTTTTTCTTAGTAGATACTTAAGAATATTCCCTTCGTTAAAATTTAAATCCCAGTGCTTAATTAAATCAATGACATCTAATCCATTAATCTTTCTAGAAGAATATCGTTCCTCTAGAAGAGTTGTGTCTTGTTTATATTGCATTGTCTATAACTTCTATTACGTGTCTTAAGTCACTTTTTTCAAACTCGCCTAGTGAAACGTCATTAACTATTAATAGGTAATAATCTTTTCTTACTTCAATACATTTTGTGTTTTCCATTTTTTAAAATATGTGTGTTAATCTTGCTACTTGTCCATGTTCCATTGAGTGTATAAATCCTTCTACAGCTTTTATTCCACCAACACCATAACCTTTTCTATGATGCCAGGAGTCAGATCCACTTGGTGACCTTAACGACTCAACCGTAATACCATGATAATCTTTACTAGACTTGTGATGTATATGGTGTGTGTACACATAACGATGCTTTGTATCTGCCCACCACTGAGAGAACTCATTAGCCATTATAAGGGGTAAATCAGCTTGTTTCGCTCCATCTCCATGTGTTGTTCCGATTAAGTTCTTACCGTACTTAAAACCTTTCCTGTGGGCTATTGAGCAATCGAATGTAATGTTATTGCTTTTCCTAAACCAAGACTGTATAGAATCTGATAACATGAATCCTGATATGTAATCGTGGTTACTTGGATTGTAAACAAAGTGAACATCTGCTACTGCGATTAATGTTTCTAATACATCTACATAAAGTTTCTTTGCTGTAAGGAAGTTTTCATACCACATACCATCAGTATCTTGTGGTGTACCTGCTGTTGTTTTTCTGTGCGGCTCATCAATGTGAAGTATATCGTTACCACCTACAAATAATATCTTATCTATTTTAAAGCCATTAGACTTTTCAAGTATTCCTTGTATTCCTTCCTTTACTCTCTTGACAGCTATCTGTGAGTTATAATCCTCACCTGTTTCAAATGATGATGCTAGCTTACCTATATGTATGTCAGCAGGATCAATTACTAGTAGGTGAGGGTCTTTCTGTTTTGTTCTTTTAATCTTAGGATATGAAGGAGAATGTTTATTCATTTCCTTTATAATATCCTCTCTTACTTTGTCTAAAGAGACACCGTTGTTTTTTACATGAAGAGAAAAGCTTTTGCCTTTATACCAGTAATGATTTACATCACTCATTGGTATTCCGTTAGTTTCGCATTCTACTTTTAATGCTCTGTGATTGTTTATTATCTCACTTTCTTCCTCAGTAAGTCTTGGCCTATAGCCTACGTTATTGTTTTCCATGCCACTAAAGATACAAAATAAAAGTCAATTATTTTAATTAGACAAAGTAAGTAGCTCTTGGTTAAGCTGTTCTATCTTTTTAATTATCTCTTCTTTTCTTGCCTCTGGAGAGTACGTTGTAATAAACTCAGCTCTTTCTAGCGCTTTTTGATATACACCATTTAATATTGGGTCAGCCTTAATTATATAATCAAAATCTTTAATTGCATGTATAATAGTTGCGTGATCTCTTTTAGAAATCCTTCCTATTTCAAAATAGGTTAGAAGAAAGTTGTTTCTAAGAATATAGAATAGTATTCTTCTTGCGTCCACATACTCTCGTCTTCTAGTGTTTTTAAATATATTTTCAATTTCCATTTCTTGTTCAATCAATAATTTAATTGAACTGGCTTCTACTTTATTTTTTAATTTGATTTCAGGTGATGATTCGAATTTCATTTTATATGAATGTTTAAATTAATATCGTTTAGGTATTGGTCTAGTGTTATCTCAAATATATCTAACAGTATAGATGGTGAGTTCTTATTTCTTTTGGAATAGGAAAGAGTAAAGAAAGTTGGTGTTCCATCTTTATCGTGTACTACTCCAGACTTTAACTTGTCTAAACCCTTTGTTGTAGGTAGACCTATTAAGGTATCTATTTGCGCTGCTATCTTATTCTTTACACTAGGGTTAAATGTGTGTATTTGATATAGGAAGTTTTCATCCAATTCAAACTCATCCTCTATATACTTCTGTTCTGACTCCATGCTTTTCTAATTCTTTTAGTCTATATTCTTGTAAGGCAGACACCCTGCCCTTTGGCTTTTTTATTTCAGAGAATAGGACACCACAGTTAGGTGGTATAGCTACAACATCAGGTATGCCATTCTTATTAGTCTTAATAAGCTTGATAACATAGTACCCTTCAGCCTCTAGCTGTTTAATCCTCTTCGCTTGTATCTGTTGTTCCGTCATTGTCCCAAAGATTATTCTCGGTTAAATATTTTGGATTCATCATTGGAATCCACATACTTTGTGGTTTTCCAAATACCCAAATAGTTTTTCTTGTTTCTCCTAAAGTCTCCTTTGTTTCTACTCCCAATCTTCTGGCCATATTCTTCTACCTATTGCTTTTCCTACTACCATTACTATCCAGGCTATAGTTAGCCAACCTATTGCTTCTACCATTATATTTAATTTAAAGTTAATAAATCTCTTTTAAAATGTTTTAATGTATAATCTTTTTTCTTGCTTACTGCTCTATATATTTGTTTCTCTATTCCTCCCTTAGTGAATATCCAAAAGACTTCGTTCTCAGGTCTATCCTTTGTAGTCATTCTATCACGACTCTGCCAATAACTAGTAGCACTAAAGTCTATGTTATAATAGACTAGGTACTCTGCTTGTCTTAAACTAATGCCCTCTCTACCGCTAACAATCTGCAATGCAATAGATTTGTTTGTACTTTCAAACGTCTCTAAGTCTGTGCATAATTGATCTCCATACACTTCTTTAAGGCAATTCAATTCTTCTTTAAATTTATAAAATATTCCTATCTTATTAGCACAAAAGTTGTTGTAAATAAACTTCCCTTTGAAATTATTTAATACCATAGAGTTACCACTTTCAAACTTAACAGTTCCGCTATACATCTGATGAAGCTTCTGCATTAGTTTAACGCCTGTATCAGCCAATATAACATCATCCTTACCTTGCACAACTAAATCTTTTTTAAGTAGCTTACAGAGGCTGTGAATAGATTCTGGAGCATCAACTGTAAGTATGGTTTCTTTTATAGAAGAATTAAACCCTGCTTCTTTTTGAGTGTATGAAATCATATACTGATTCATCTTATCAAGTATAGTTTGTTTTCCATCTGAGTAATCATTAACCATAAAAGAACCTATACGTTTTGTCTTAGCGACAACATGTTCTCTAGCAAACTTATAGAAGTTTGTATGTTCTCTGAAAGGATTACCTGCTATACTATATACCTGATGATACATTTGACTAAATGACTCTGGAGTAGGTGTACCTGATAGCAGTATTACGTATGGGTTGTTTTTAATTACAAACTCTTTAACTTGCTTTGCTCTTTTACTTGGCTTTGGAAAAGCTCCCATGCTGTGAGCCTCATCACACACAATCGCATCCCAACCTTTAAGATCAACCTTATGCAAGGATTCGTAGTTTATAACGAATATTTCATAGTCTGGACTCAGTAGTTTATAATCAGACTCAATACTGCTTATTGCCTTCTTCTTTGTAATGAATAACACTTTGTTCACACTCATAATCTTATTTAAGATTCCTAGTGATGTAAGTGTCTTACCTGTTCTTACTTCCATGGACAAGTATACAAACCTGTAATCAAGCAAACACTTAACCCCTTTGGTTATGATGTCCTTCTGATAGTCTCTAAATTTTATCATAGCTTATCTATTTCTTCTTCAACTAAATGATAGTATTCTATCACTAGGTTATTAGATGGTTTTAGTATTTCGTTTTCAAGTATAAGTCTTGTATGTACTTTAGCACATTGTTTTGCTTCTGTGCTTGTTGTTGTTTCTACATAAAATGCTTTTGCTAATTGGTATGCTTTTTCTTTTGGTGTTTGCATGAACAACCATTCTTTTTTCTTCATAGTTTCTTTTGGTATGTTTCTTTTAAATATTTGTAGACACCTGGTAAAACATTATTAGCTTTATCTTGATTCTTATAATCTATTTTACCAAGCTTCTCTACACTATACAAATTCATCTGAGTTTCTTTACAAAAGAAAATATCCTTACCATTAGATGATATACCTCCTTTTCTTATAGCAACTTTAAAATAACCGCTATGGTCCATCTTCTTTATATAAACCTGAAAGTCATTGTCGATACACCATTGTAAATCAGAATTCAAACTCATCTTCTTTTTCTTTTGGTTTAGTTTTCTTTGTTGAGTAAATAATAAACTTACCATTTAAGTCTCTGTCTGTTTCTA